GCACCCTTTGACAACGGCAATACTACGTCCTTGCCCTGTGGTATAAATGCACGTCCTTTGTCAACGATTAATTCTCGTGGGTCAGATATACCCTTTTCGTCATTAACCATTGCCAAACCACCCTCAAAATTTTGCGTACCTTTTGCGACTTTCTTTTTGACGAACGTTCCCGTACTGCCAAAACGTGCCGCAGGGACACTTTTATCGCTTAGTCCCTCTATAGACGAACCCTCAACAGAAACAGTATAATGGACTGTCGCAAATTTGTCTTCGGGTTGATAGCCGTCGGGTGCTGAACTATCTTTTTTAAATAATACATTGCCCTCTTTGGGTGGTGCCGTATAGTTGTCGGGTTCTGTGCTGTCATTAGTCCATATAACTTTACCCGTTGCAGTGATTTCACCCAACTTATTACCATTCAAATCGTTAATATCAAAACCGCCTGTATCAACATTGAATTTTATGGTAACTTGGTTGTTGTTGATTAATTCTTTCAGCTTTGAATCAGCCGTATCTAATACAGATATATCACCCTCGGCACTGACTTGCAGTTTTACGTCACCTTTTGTATTTACATCATCTACAGCCTGTTGAAGTTCCTTTACTACCGAAATGTTTCCGTCGGCATCTATCACTATACGCTTATTCTCGGGAATCAGTCCCATACTGTGTGCTAATTCGTTTGCCTGTTCGGTAATAACATCAAGTTTACCATTTTCGGCAGCTTCTTTTACAGTCTTAAATCCGTTTTGCAGTAAAGCGGCATTTGTTGCAATATCACCTGAATATGCTCCAAACTTTTGCATTGAATGAACATAATCGTTAATTATATTATTCAATTCTGTTCCGTCACCATTTGCCGCTTTTTCCCACGCAGACTCTAAATTATCAACTCCATTCATTGCCAATGCCGCGGCTTGAGCATAACTGTTCATATCCAGTTTGCCCGCTGAAATAAATTCTTTCATATCGGACAATGATTTTTCCACACTCTCATTATCCTTATTTGCCACTGACATTTTTAACAATTCAAGCTCCATGTTAGACAGTTCTTCTGCTGTATCATGTAGTTCTTGATGTGAACCGTCCAAATCATCCAGTTGCTTTTTATAATCTTCAAGTATTCCTGTCGCAACCTTATAACTGCCGGTGATTGAAGCAAGCACGCTTTCGGCATTTTTGTCGGATTCATCTGTTATTGCGTTTTCATAGTCACTACCTATTGTATTTTTATATATCTCTTTAGCTTTCGCATACCCCTCAGCCGCAGTGATTTCGTTATTTGCTATTTTTGCAGTAATGTTACTGACTTTAGACTGTGCCTCTGAATATTTGGTCTGCAATTCCAATTCTTTGTTATAATTTTCTTGTGCCTCGCGTCGTGTTTGTACATAATTAGAATTATTATTTATTAATTCAGATAACTCAGCACGTTGATTATTAATATTAGATTGCAATTCATTCTTAGACAGTTTTGTAACTTGTTCAACTGCGTCGTCTAAATTAGAATTATCGGAATTGATAACAAGATTGTATTCTTGCGATAGCATTTCCTTTATTTCTTCTAACTTGCTTTTTGCATTGTCAACTTGTTCTTGACTGCTTTCGGGGCTTTCAATAACCATTTTTAACGATTTGATTTGCCCCTGTACTTCATTCAGCGATTTGTATTTTTCAAAGCTTTCTTTGACCTTTTCGTTGCCCTTGGATAGTCCCTCGCTCCACCTGTATTGCGATTGATACCATTTGTCATATGCAACCTTTCCGCCTATCGCCGCCGTAGCAATACCCGCAACAGCTAACGCCGCCGGTCCGGCAACAGAACCTATGCTCGCAAGTGTCGGTGCAAACTTCGCCAATGCTCCGCCTGCTGAAAATGCCTTTTTGATGTTGCCGACTGCCTCAACAATTCCGCCAACACCTTTGATTGCTCCGGCACTGACTTTTGAAATAGCACCTATCGCAATAACTGTCGCACCCGTATTAACAACAGCACGTTTTTGTTCGTCGTCCATTTGCGACAATCCTTTTGCAAAATCGGCTACTGTGGTGCTTGCGTCTTGTATTGACGGCAACATTGTTTCGCCGATACTTCTTGCCGCCTCAATAATATTGTTTTTTGTGTTCGCCAATTTTGATGCGGTCGTTTCATTCTTTGCGTTAAATTCTTCTTGTAGTGCCGTATTTTCTTGGTATGCGGTGTTTGAACGATTGACACTCTCAGTTACTAAATCATAACCGTTGACTAATGCCATCATAGCCTGTATATCCTGTGTATTGTTTATGCCTAAATCATCTAACGCAACAGTTAGGTTCTCGGCAGACTGCAAGCCTTTTAATAGTCCGTTAAATGCACCGGAGCTGTCAGTATTCCACTGCTCTTTAAATTCTTCCGCACTCTTACCGCTGTACTTTGCGAATTTCGTCAAACCCTCTCCGCCGCTTGCAACGGCTGTTTCTATGGACAGCCACGTACGACCTATCGCACTACCGCCCATTTGTGCCTCAATTCCCAATGAGGACAATGCGGCAGAATAACCCAACACGTCCGCCGCTGACATTCGTACAGATGAACCGTATTTACCCATACGCAATGCCATTTCCGCGATTTCCGATTCAGTCGTAGCACTGTGGTTACCCAAATCAACGATTGCACTGCCGATATTACGGATTTCGCCTTGACTTGTACCCATTACATTCATAAATCGGGCAAGTGTAGCCGCGCCTTCTTCGCCGACAAGGTTTGTTGCTGAACCCATTTGTGCCATTACTTCCGTAAAGTCGATAATGTTTTCTTGGGATATGCCTAACTGACCTCCAGCCGCCGCAAGCTCATTTAGTTCAGTTGCCGTCTGTGGTATCGCGCCTCTGCCGTCAATACCTGTTGTTGACAAATCAATAATACCTTGCTTTATTTTGGCTAACTGTTCCGGTGTAGCGTCAACCGTCTTTTTAACTCCGGCAAAACTATCCTCAAAATCTATCGCAAACTTGGCACTCGCAACACCGCCCGCGGCAAGTGCAGTCGCCGCATACTGTAACGGTTTAGTTACAGTATCTATACCCTCACCGACTTCTTTCCACCGCTTACCTGTATTCTGTAGGTTCTGCGCCTCATCTGCACGTTCAGCGGCTTTTAAGCCTTTCTCATATTCCTCGTATTGCTCTGTTGCTTTTTTGACGGTTGCTTGTGCGTCGGTATATGCCTTTTTACTTCCTGACAATGCCGCCTCTTGCGTACGAATAGAATCGGATATACTTTGACTTTGCTTTTTGTATGCCTCAATCTCGGTATTTACCCAATTCAATGCCTTTTGGTTGTCTTTGTATGCAACACTGTTTTTGTCAAGACTTTTGTTCGCCTCTGTAAGCAACCGTTTTTCATTTGAACGCAAAGAAATTTGTTTATCTAATTCCGTTTTCTGTGCTTTCAGTGCCGTAACATTTTTATTTACAGACTTGACGTTATCCTCATACGCTTTTTTTGTATTCGTCAATGCCGTACGGCTTGTTTGCAAGGTAGTTTGTGCGTCCTGCATTTGCTTTTTATATGCCGTAAGACCTTTTGTACTCGTATTATTATTTTTGCTTTGCGTCTGCTCCAATTTTGACAATTCGCTTTCAACACTGCTAATTGTCGCCTCTAAGTCGGACGCGTCACCTCTTATTCTTACTACTAATTCCGCCGCGTCAGCCACTACAAATCACCTCACTACATTCCATAAAACATTTTTAAATACGGGTCATTTCCCGTATATT